GATTAAGTTAAATGAAGAAACAATTAAAGTCTTAAACAATAGTAAATTAACAATTAACAATTAAAAACTAAAACAAATGAAAATTACAGGCAAAGTAAAGTTAGTCGGACAAACAGAACAGGTATCCGATAAGTTCAAGAAAAGAGAATTGGTAATTACTACCAATGACAATCCAACCTATCCGCAACATATTTCAGTACAATGTACGAACGATAAATGTGTTATGCTTGATAATCTATCTGTAGGTACTGAAGTATCGTTAGAGATTAATTTAAGAGGCAAGGAATGGATGAGTCCAAAAGGTGAGGTAAAGTACTTCAATACTATTGAATGTTGGAAAGTAGATGTAATTGGTTCAGCACCGACAGTAAAATCATTACCTCCAGTTATTGATGATATGCCTTTTTAGGTAAGTAGCTGATAATAAGACTGCTAATGAAAATTAGCAGTTTTTTTGTTACGCTTCCATTACGTTTTCATTACACATTGAAAATAGGTTAAAATATTAATAATCAAACGATTAACCTAAAATAACTCACATTGCACGTTGTTGCGAGAACTTTTTTAAAAAACAGCACCTTCTCTTTTTAAAATTTGAAATGATTAGAGAATTAATGCATCAATGTGTAATAATCAAAATAAATAATTACATTTACACCCATTCAAAATAAAAACTATGGTAACAATATTTAAAGATTTATACACTACATCAACACCTTTCTACAAGGATATAGCTTTTATATTAGAACGTATTAAGACTGGTAAGAGCAAAGAACTGGTAGAAGCTATCAGAAACGAGAAGAACAAAGAGAAGAGGGATGCATTAAAAATTAAACTTCCTGCAATCTTATTTAGTGGAACATTCAGCAATAGGAATGCAAAAGGTCTTAAGGATCATTCCGGGTATATCTGTTTAGACTTTGATAAGTATGAATCTGATAAGAAGATGACCGCAGATCGAAAGAAATTTGAGAAGGATGAGTATACTTTTTCTGTCTTTACCTCTCCTTCAGGCAATGGTTTAAAGTTAATCGTAAAGATACCTCCAGTAGTAGATAACCACAAAGATTACTTTATCGCATTGGAAAAGTATTACAATAGTGAGAACTTTGATATTGCTTGTAAGGATGTGAGCAGAGTATGTTATGAATCTTATGATGAGAAGATATACATTAATACGCAATCAAAGGAATGGAATAAATTTGATGAAATATTAGGATCATCGTTTATTGAAAATTCGCCTATAATAGTTTTGGAGGATGAGAACGAGATTATAAGCAGACTGATAAAGTGGTTTGATAAGAACTACAGCATGACTGCTAATAGGAATACTAATCTGTTTATCTTAGCTTCTGCTTTTAATGAATTTGGAATATCGCAGGATAGCTGTAAGTACTACTGCCAAAAGTTTATTCAGAAGGATTTTACTGAGAAGGAGATAGAGAGAACCATCAGATCAGCATATTCTAAAGTATCAGCATTCAGAACAAAGTATTTCGATGATGATAAGAAGGTTATGCAGCTTCGTAAAGACCTGAAGAAAGGTGTAGGGATTGATGAACTGAAGAAGCAATATAAAGGAATCGATGTTGAGACCATTCTCGAAAATACACCTACCGATATATTTTGGTTTATAACGAAAAACAATAAGATCGGTATTGATAATTTTAAGTATAAGACCTGGTTAGAGCAGAATGGATATTACAAGTATTATCCTGAAGGTAGTGAATCGTTCATACTGATTAGAATCGAGAACAACATCATTGATACAGTTAATGAAGTTAAAATAAAGGATTTTGTACTATCGTTCTTGTTAAAGCAGAAGGAATACGATGTGTATCAGTACATGACTAATCTACCAAAGTACTTTAAAGAAGATTTCTTAAATACCATTGACATCATTGACATCAGATTTAAGGAAGATACGAAGGATAATGCATACCTATACTTTAAGTCTAACGTAGTGGAGGTGTCATTGACTGGTATTAAGATAATTGACTATATCGATTTAGATGGTTTTGTATGGAAGAAGCAGATCATTGATCGTGAATACAATGAATGTTTCTTTGAGGATTGCGTTTATAATAAGTTTATCTCATTAGTAGCAGATTGTGAGCAGGTAAGATACGATACAATAGTATCAGTAATTGGTTATCTGTTACATTCTCACAAGACATCAGCCAATAACAAAGCAATTATTATTAATGATGAGACCATCTCTGATAATCCCAATGGAGGAAGTGGTAAAGGATTGTTCTGTAATGCTCTAAAGTATGTAAAAAAGGTTGATACTATTGATGGTAAGCAATTCGATTTTAATAAAAACTTTGCCTACCAAACATTGAATGCAGATACTCAGGTGTTAGTATTTGATGATGTGGAGAAATCCTTTAACTTTGAAAGTCTATTTAGTATTATCACTGAAGGTATCACCATTGAGAAAAAGAACAAAGATGCCATTAAGATACCAGTATCTCGAAGTCCAAAGATAGTAATAACAACCAATTATACCATTGGAGGTGTAGGAGGATCATTCGATAGGAGAAAATTTGAGATTGAATTTAGCAGCTACTTTAATGCTAATCATACACCGGAGCAAGAATTTGGAGGATTACTTTTTGATGGATGGGATGATAAAGAATGGAATATGTTCTACTCATTCATGATTAACTGTCTACGTTACTACATGGAGAACGGATTGGTTAAGTATGAGCATAAGAACCTGGAGTTAAGAAAGCTATACAAAGAGACAGCAACTGAATTTATTGAGTTTATGGATGATGCAATGTTGATACCAGGAGAAAGAATAAACAAAACAGATCTATTCAATAAATTTATTAATGAGTACAAGGATTTTAACAAATGGCTAAAACAAAAAAGGTTTAAGATATGGATAGATACCTATGCTAATTATAAGAACTATAAAACAGAACATGGTACATCCTTAGATGGTAGATGGGTAATGTTCACAAATAAATAAAATATGCTAAAAAAACTAATCGAACTAAAACATTCAGAAGAATGCAAGAAGTATCCATCAATGCCACCTGCGTACATTCCGCTAACTAAGTTTACCGATAAGACCGCCAATGGACTAACGAAGTGCGTAATTGCCTGGATCAATCTGCATGGAGGACAAGCTGAGCGAATTAATACCACCGGCAGAATGATTGATAAGACAAAGGTAGTATCTGATGCATTAGGACAGAAGCGAATGATAGGTAGTGTAGAATGGCAGAAAGGAACAGGAACGAAAGGCAGTGCAGATATAAGTTCTACGATTCGAATGAACATAAATGGCAGAATGATTGGTGTATCTGTAAAGTGGGAAGTGAAAATAGGCAAAGATAGGATGTCAGAACACCAAAAGAAATACCAATTGGAGATAGAAGGAGCAGATGGATATTATTTTGTAGTGAAGTCCTTTGATGATTTTATGGAGAAATATTTGGAATTAACAAAGTAATCTGTCCGAAATATAGCATATATTTGTGACGAAGTTACCCTAATTCTATGTATAAAATAACTAACATTAACCCTGATTATTAGCTATAATGTTGGATAAAACAAATAAAAAGGGGTGCTTTTGTCTAATATGTGAAACATTAACTATAATAAACAAGGTTATATCCTTACATTTGTTTTACAATAGAAAGGGTATAACCATTATAACTTAATTTTGCTTTATAACACAACCTTTGTTACAATGCATTTATAAATAAAACTATGGAAATAAATAAAATTTACAATGAAGATTGCTTACTAACTATGAAAAGATTAGATGGTAAAGTAAATGCAGTAATAACTTCACCGCCTTATAATACTGGTGGTCGGATTGAGTATTGGAGTAATAAAATAGTAAATGGAGTTCGTATTTATAGCCAAGATAAGCGATACGATAAGTATTTAGACACAAAATCAAGTGATGAATACATTGATTGGACTATTGAGTTATTTAATGCCTATAATACTATTTTAGAAAAAGATGGTTGTGTGCTTTATAATATTTCATACGGAAATGAAAGCGTTGAAACAATGTGGTTGCTGATTGCTGAAATAATAAAACGAACTGAATTTACTGTTGCTGATTGTATTAGTTGGAAAAAAACAACTGCTTTACCAAACACAACAAGTAAAAATAAACTAACTCGAATTTGTGAATTTGTATTTGTGTTTGTTAGAAAAACTGAATACCTAACTTTTAACACAAATAAGAAAGTAACAACTACATCAAATAAAGGACAAGATTTTTACGATGTTTTTTACAACTATATTGAAGCATCAAACAATGATGGAAGCAATGATTTGAATAAGGCAACTTACTCAACTGAATTGGTTAGAAAGCTATTATTACTTTACACAAAAGAAAATGATTTGATTTATGATAGCTTTATGGGAACTGGCACAACTGCCAATGCTTGTATAATTGAAAAACGAAATTATTTAGGAAGTGAACTATCTGCTGAACAATGTAAGTATGCAGAAAAAAGATTAGGAATACGGATTTCTCAACCTACTTTTTTTTAATTAAAATACATAAAGTAATGTCAGACATAACAAAATGCAAAGGGCAAAATTGCCCAATCAAAGACCAGTGCAAAAGATACACAGCTAAGGAATTATTCCTGCAATCTTACTTTATGGAATCGCCTATTAAGGATGGTAGATGTGATATGTATTGGGGTGAGAATGCTGAAAGTATATTTAATCAGTTAAAACAAATAACTAAACTATGACACCTAAAGAAAAAAGTAAGGATTTAATAAATTCATTCTACTATTCTCTCCCAAACAACGGAAGCGAAACGGGATTAAACAGCACTACGGAACGATATAAAGAAGGTATACAATGTGCTTTGATTTGTGTGGATGAGATACTAAAAGCATTAGAAAGTGATAATATAATTTATGGAAGTGAATATAGATTCGGTGAAACTGATTATTGGCAAGAAGTTAAAAATGAACTAAACAAACAAGACTAATATGAAAAGCTTGCCACTAACGTTTACAGCTATACGTCAGGTTTTGTTTTTCACAAAACTTGCGTATAGTTGCTGTTAGCAGTAGTACGGATTATTAACAAATAAATTAGATAAAGATGGAAAATAATGAAAAAGAACACACGTTAATTGACAATGATTATTGGATAAGTGGTGAATGGAAGCAACCACCTGTGAAAATAAAACACGGAGATTTAGTAGATATTAAATGTGAAAATTACCCAATTATGCTTGGTAGATATATTGGCAAAGGATTAGGTGTTGTTGAATTGTACAATTATGCAACAGGTATTAGTTACCATATAGGTAAAGTTATGACAAGAGGATTAGATAGAAATCCACGTTTAATATCAAATGAAAAATTATTTGAATTTATAGAAGATTAAAAAAATATAATATGAAATTAGGAGAATTTATTGAAAAGTTTAGTCATAACAATATCGTTAGACTTGTGTACAAAAACAAAGGTGGACACGAAATAGTGTTAGAAACGTGGAATGATGTTTCTATGGATTGGCAAATAAACCAAGCAAAAGGAAAGAATAGACACTATATTAATAATGAAGTGTTGGGATTGGCTTGTATTGGTGGAATGAACCAATATATAGAGGCAATTAACATTGTGATTGAAAAATTAGAAGTTCAACCTTTTATTGATGAAGTTGTCGAAGAACAAAATTGTCATTCCGAAGCGGTATCGTAGTATTACTGCTAACGATCCGCGGCTTTGCGAAGGCAGGGCTTAGAAGAACAAATGTTTATTAACTGATAAAATATAATTAGATGCAAGAAACTTTATTTAACCACGAAACCCCTGCTTTTGCAAAGGTGCTGTTATAAGCTGGCTGCGGTTGTTAATAGTAAAGCTCATTTGAAAACGAAAACCTTTTTTAATTAAAATTTTGAAGCGTGGAAATAGAAAAAATTAAAATATTAAACCTGTATTGTGGCATTGGTGGAAACCGAGAGCTTTGGGGTGATGAATACGAAATTACAGCCGTTGAAATTAATCCTAAAGTTGCTGCTGAATACCAAAGAAGATACCTAAATGATATTGTAATTGTAGCGGATGCACACGAATACTTATTGCTTAATTACAAGCGGTTTAATATCATTTGGACTTCTCCACCTTGCCCAAGTCATAGCCGAACTAATTACTTTACACAAGCAATAAGAAAAGTGCCTACATACCCTGATATGAAATTGTGGCAAGAAATTATATTCTTAAACCAATTTTTTAAAGGCTTATGGATGGTTGAAAATGTGATACCGTTTTACGAACCATTTTTACCACAATACACTAAAATTGGTAGGCACTTTATTTGGAGCAACTTTAAAATACCTGTAATTGAAATGCCAAAAAACGAAATAGGAACAATGATGAAAGAATATGTCGGAACTGGAAAACACGCCCACGACAAAAGTTTAGAAGATAGAAACGCTGTAAATTCTGAATTAGGATTACACATTCTTAATTGTGCGGTGGGAAAAATTTTAATTAAAAAAGATTATGAGCAACACAGCTTGTTTGGAAACGGAATGTAGCAGCTTGCTTATAACGTTATCTCGCTTGCTCGTCGTTGCGGGCTTCGTAAAAATAAAATTTCTAACTTAAAATAAATATGATGCGAAACGAAAATATGATTGAACCACTAAACCAGCAATGCGTGCAAACGAGTGTTAGTGTTAGTGCGGTTATTAAAAAAAAAGTTTTGAATTTATACGCTGGACTTGGTGGAAATCGTAAAAAATGGAGTGATGATTTATATGAAATTACAGCCGTTGAATTAGATGAAAAAATAGCGAATGTTTATAGACAAAACTTTCCTAATGATACTTTGATAATTGGAGATGCTCATAAATTTTTAAAAGAAAATCATCAGGATTTTGATATTATTTGGAGTTCTCCACCTTGTCAAAAACATAGTAAAATGATGAAGGCTACAAGGCATAAAGTAGCTGATTATATTGACATTTCTCTTTACCAGCAAATTATATTTTTGCAACATTTTTTCAAAGGTAAATTTATTGTTGAAAACGTAAAGCCGTATTACGAGCCTTTGATAAAACCAACAAAAACATTAGGTCGTCATTTATTATGGACAAATTTTGAAATAACTGATTTTGAAATGCCAAACATAAAAGGTTTTATAACTGCTGGAACTGTTGCAGAAACGGAAAAACTAAAAGAATGGTTAGGAATAAAATACGAAGGGAATATTTACTACAAAGGAAATCATTGTCCTGGTCAAGTATTAAGAAACTGTGTCCATCCTGATTTAGGAAAACACGTTTTTGATTGCCTTGAGAATAACTACAAGCCTATTGAAAGCCAAATGTTCTTATTTACGGATTCGTAGCATTATCACTAACTAATGGCTAACCGCCATAACGTGGCGCATATACAACTAAACAAACAAGACTAATGACAACCGAAGAACAAAAGCAGCACATCACTACCTTTTTCAAGAGACAAAGGGAAATACTAACAAGCAAAGGAAATGACTATGCAAATGAGGATAGATTATCTAATTTTAAGTTAGCAGGTACTATCTGTCAGTTATCACCTGAGCAGAACTGCCTATCGTTAATTGCTACGAAAGTGGCACGATTAGGTGTATTATTGAATGGTCAGATACCATCAAATGAAAGTATTAAAGATTCCATTATCGATTTAGCAAATTATTGTGTACTTTTGGATGAACTAATAGAGGATAAATGAAACGAGATTACATCTACATAGGAATTATAGCTATAGTTATATTTATGTACCTAACTAAAATGCCTGATCCTACAAAAAACGAGTATAAGACATACATAAAAGTAAAGGATAGTACCATTAGAATCATCCAGGAGAAGGAGATCATCAGAGAGAAATCCAAAGTAAACATCACAAACATATTCAACACCTCAGCCAATGAAGAAACCCACTACACTAATTCTGACAGTACTCGCCTTATCTTTATCGATTCATTCTTACGCTCAAAAGGATACCGCTAAGTATTGTTTTACTGGTCCTGAGATGAACGAATGGATTAAGTCAGCAATAAACGAGAAAGCATATAAAGCTGCATTTGATACCTTGCAGAATGTAGTTAAGATAGATGAATCTATTATAGTCGATTTAAAGACCTTAAACAAGTCAGCAGATAGATTGATTGAGGAACAACGTGAAAGCATCAGAAAACGCAAATTATCGGCACTTTTATGGCAGTTTATTGCAGGTGCTATATCAGCAGGATGGATTTATAAGGAAATAGTTTATACTAAGTAGTATTATACCTTTATATCCTCACTTGCCTTAACACTACGATCAAACCAATCTGAATGTATTTCTGATAATTCAGTATAGCTATCCTTTACTTTGATCCATCCTTCATCATCCAGGTACAAAGCTGAGCATTTTACATAGTTATTCTCTACGAGATAGGTTTCCTCAGATACGGATAGTATCTTTGTGATGAAGATAGTACGTTTAAATGAGCAGATATCTCTCCTGCCTAATAGATTGTTCTTTTTGATTATAATCTGCGTTACCTCTAACTGAATGTCGTTTATTACTCTCATTAGTATACCTTACCATTAACTATCTTCTTATTGGATACAGCGAAGTTTTCGCCATCCATATCTACTACTGCGAATCCATGATTATGATTATTAACCTCCATATAACGAGGTTCTAATTCACACAAACAACCCGTTGAATAAGTTACTACCACATCCCCATCGTATACCTTTTCCGTTGCTTCGGATGTTCTATGAAAATGTCCGCATATTGCGTGACGTTTTAATTTAGCAAATAAAGAACGTGCAGGATTAACTCCTCCGCTTCCTTTCATCTTATCACCATGTTCTACAAGTAACTTACCAAAGTAACACTTCGTACCATGCTCAATATAGTGAACTCCAAACTCCCGAACTCGCAAAAGAACATCTAATTTAAACTCTTTCATATCTAACAATTCAGGTGCTTTCACTCTTAGGTATCTTTCCATTCTATACTCGTGATTTCCCGGAATATAATAAACTAAAACTTTTGGAAATTGTTTTTGTAGCAATGCAAAGAAATTGCGAGCCATTTCTAACTCCTCAGCTATGTCCGTAACTCTCGGGTCTTTCTCATGAAAACTTAACTGATAGAAATCAATCATATCTCCGTTGATAAAGATGGCATCAATTTGCTCTTTTTTACCATATTTTAATGCAGTCTCTAATGCTTTAACATCATGATAAGGGAAATGTATATCTGATAATAATAAGACCTTCTTAATTGATTTTGGCAATCTCCATACTTCTCTATCTTGCGAATGTGAAGCAGGTATTCCCCACACATTTTCACTAATTGTTTTAACTGGCTTTATAAACTGTTTATCTTTTAATAAACTTCTGCTTTTCTTACCATTATGACCTCGATAGTACTTAACCATGTTTCGGCATTGGTCAAAAGAAGTAAACAATTTCGATTGTTTTTTGATAGCTAAATTTGCTATTGTTCTATCGCCATGTTCAGGAAATTTAATTAATAGTTCTTTGATGTAGTCAGATGCTATCATAGTTTTTTATATTAGTTTATGCAAATGTAGTCTTTATTCCTTAGGTTGGCTATTTTTTTTTATTGCTTCGTATGTGGTCATTCCCAAAGCAACGGAAACAAAAGCAAAATCTAATGCCAATATCTCACCGACATACTCCCACTTATCACTCTGAAACCATTTGATATGTAGAGATACAACCATTACGATAATTACAAAAGCAGAAATTTTACGAGCGGAATAACCACCGGAATTAGTTTTAAAAGAATCTAAAATATTATTAAGTATTTCTCTAATTTTATTCATATCTTTGCAATGTTTTCTACGAGTATAATCGAGTACCTGAATCAACAGGTTTCCCAATGGGACAACTTCAAGGCAGTTGTTGTTAGATTTTATTTAATTTTTATAACCATATTACGATTTTGTCCTTGACGAAAAGAAATATGCACCCAATCAGGACCACTATTATCACCGTACTCCCAAATTAACTGATCCCAAATAAGATTAGCTTTACACCAATCAAACAACTTTTTATTCTCTTCTTTGCTTCCTGCAGAAATATCTATTGCTTCACCTTTACAATGCTGAGATGTTGGACTACCTCCTACCTTTTGATTGAGTAATGTGCATCTAAAGAATGAATTGATCTTTATAGGTTTCCCATACCATTTGCGTAATGGTTCAAAACAAGCAGATGCAACTATACGCATTGCGAACAACTGATGCTCTGTTGGTGTATTTTCAATACCGAATCTAATAGCTGTTGGTGATTGTGTTGCTTCGTTATAGCTGATGTGTTCCGATATGTCCATTACTTACGTTTATGTTTAAACTCACTTCTCCACTTCCACAATGTATATCCGATTGCTATTAGTAACGAAAGTAATTTTAAAGCTGTTTCAATGTCTGTAAATGTAATCGCAATAGCTACACAATGTAAAACGGGTACATCAAAATAATCTAATAATTTAGTCATAATGGAGAGATGTTTTTAAGTTAAATAAATATAATTTTCGCCATCACAATCTACGCTGATAATGGTTTGTTTTTCTTTTTCGGTTAATTCTCTTTCGGGATAAACTACAATATTTTCTACTGCATTTCCTTCTTCGTCAACACTTTTTATTGTGTTTTTTACTGCTTTAATTGTTATCATTATTCTTCGATTAATAATCGTGCATTATCTACTCTGACTGAATCTAAAACACTACCTGCTTTACCCGTAATTACAATGTATTTTCCACTTAAATCAATGTCTAAATTTGTTCTTGCTGATGTACTTGCAATTGCATTTGCAGAAGATGCTGTTGCAGGAAATATTGAATTTGCAGTAACTGAATTTTTGTTTGTTATATCTCTATTGAATGGAGAAAACACTTGTGTTGCAGTAAAATTTAATAATGCAATTTGTACGGGTGTACCACTTAAATCAGGTGTTGTATTATAGTACATTTTAAAAACTGCATTTACTGCTACTCCTACTTTACCAATTTCAGACATTATTTTTAACGTAGTATTTGCTCCTAATGTTGGAATCAATAAAGTTTTCAAAACTGTTTCTACTATTGTTGAAGTTGTAGATGCGTCGGTGTTACTTTGTACTGATACCTTTCTTATTCTTGTATCTGTTAATGCTGAATTACTTGTTTCAACTATTCCTAATGCAGCAGCACTTTTATTTTTCCATAAACTTGTTGAACTTTCATATGCTAACAAGTCATTGTTTACAGGTGTTGTTATTGTTACATCTGCAACCTCATCTAATGTAATAAAAGGTGTTACAGTTAATGGAATCGGAACTAAAGACCTTACAGGAGATGAACCTCCAAATTGAAAATCATAAGTAGGATTAGAACCCCCAGCTATTCTACTTCCGTAAAACTTTAAAACAATTCTATCAGTTGCTAAAAAGATACCATCATTCCATAATGCAGTTGCTGAAAATTCAGCATAAACACCATTAAATACAGGAAGAGTATTTCCCGAAGTAGTGATTAAAGTTTCAACTCCACCGCTTGTACGTTTGTAAACTTCAAAGTAAAATTCAGCATTCCCCGTTCCTGCTGTTCTTCTTATGTTTCCAATTGTTGTTATATTTAAAACACCCGGATTACCAACTATTAAATTGGGCAAAGTTATTAATGCTGAAATAAATTGATTTGTAGTCGTTATTGCACCCGTTGATACATTAACAGCTACTGTATTATAACTCGGATCTGTAATGCTACTTACTAATTTAACATAAGTAGGAATGTCACTTGCTACATTTGTAGCGTATAAAATAAGATTTGAAGGTAAATCATTCAAAGAAATAAATGGATTACCATCGTCACCATCGTTTGTTAAATCTGACGTTTTTGTTGGTAAATCATTTATTGTTGCAATCTCAACACCGTTTTTTGTTACACTTGTCGCAGTTAAGTTGATTAAATCAGTGTGAGAAATTTCCGTCATCACTGCATCTTCAGTTATATAAGCCAACTTTGTTCCATCAAAAAACCTAAAAGAATTTAAAGTTGGATTCAAAGATAATTCATTCGATGTTGTCGCATCCACATAATACAATGCGTTGCTGTTGCTTACCAAAATTAATGATGAATTTCCAGTTGCATCTTGTATTGCGTAATTGTTGACAATGTTTCCATTCGCCAATACTTGTGCAAGTGTTAACGAACCACCAACGTCAGCCATTGTTGCAAATGGATTTGTTGAATCTGGTACGTTGGCATTGTCCATTGCATCCTTTTGGTCTTGCGTTGGTAAGGTTGGTAAATTTAAATTTATGTCCATTATGGTGCTGTTATATTAAATATTTCTGTTGCAAAATTTGTCGATGTTCCACTTTGATTTAATACCCCATTTACAAAGATCTGATATGTTCCTGAGCAGCTTCCTGCTGTTGTTGTATAACTTCCTCCTGCTGCTACTGTTGTTATGATCGTTCCGGTTGAACTGTATATGGTTACAACTGGGCAGACTGCACTCGGTGATACATTACCCACATATGGCATTGCACAGCGATCACTCGTAAATGGCAGGACAAAAGCTATACTCATCTTCCATCCCGATACACTATCCACAAATCTCTCTGTGAAATCTTCCAATGTACTTACGTTATCCTGGAAGTTCCAATCATAAGATGGATGCTTCAACTGTGCTAAGAAATCCTTTGCAATACTTAACTGATCCGATAGTACTTCTGTCTCGTTTATTTCGCCATTCTTTACAGCATCCATAAACAGTAAAGAGAATTTATAAGTCTCAGTCTTTGCAGAAGTACTTACATCCACTCCTTCTAATGTTACCCAATTTAATGGATACTGAATGTCACCACTTGCAGCTATCTCCCAAATGTCACCAAATCCCCATGTATTAACCTGGAGGTGATTATTTGCTATTTCTTGAAGCTGCTGAACTATTTGATTTAATGTAAGTCCCATTCTTTAGTTTTGTGAAATATTCCTTAACTTTTTGTTCTACTTTCTTAGATATGTCTCTTTTCATTTAGCAATTGTTTAGTTTACCATAATCAATATCTAATCCATAAGTATTCAGACCATCCCCTAAATACCACCCTTGAGTAAAATTATTAACCACCGGTTGAACTGTATCAATACCATTACCTGCATCATTGTATAATGGATAGGTAGTATCATTCTCTAATAGGAATCTCGTAATGCGATCAGAATAGAACTCTGCTCTATCTTTAAAGAATGCCATTAATCTATCTAACTCAGCTACTCCGATTGTCTCAGCATTCTCAGAACTGCGAGTAACTACTCCCTTGTTCATTATCTTGTACTGTAAGATATACGCTCCATCATGTAACACCCAATACTTCAAAGCAGGTGATACATAGGTATCTAATAAGGTCTTATAACCAGTAGTCGAATTGACTGTATTGTTAGAGATCTTACTCTTTAAGTCATTGTATAAAGCTGTGCCTAATATAGATAAGATACGGATATCCTGTGTCTCTAAAATACTTGAACGTAATAACTTAATATCTACATTCTCATCGATATAGGATGTATCTTTAATGTACTGCTCTGATATGAATAATATTTCTGCCATTTTAATTAGTTTTTATTACTACTTGTTTAAATATGTGCCTACAAAATGGAACACTTACACCGCCTTTATTCCACCATCCACCTCTGGACTCCCACACATCTAATCCCTGTTCATTGTTTAATGTTTCAATCTCTGATCTCGAATATAGCTTATCTTTGTTCAGCATATCCACACAAAACTCTCTGCTATTCTTTTTGTCTGTTGCATCGAATCCTGCTCTCCATCCATAACGATACTTAACTTCGATATTGTCAGTCTTTGAATCTTCACTTGCTTTCTCGCCCTTCTTTGTTGGTTCACTTCCCGAACTTAAATAACCCCTCTCAACTAATGATGTAATGATGTCATTTACTTCTGCTGTGCTAATCTTTAATACCTTTGCAATACTCTCGCTCGGTGTTAATACATCCTTGCTTAAAAGGTCTATAATAGCTTTCTCATTAGTCAGTAATTCTTCAGCAAATTTCTCTTTCTTAAATGTCTGAATACAATCCTCATCGCTCTGCCCTTCATAATCTCTTTCGTATAAGATGGTACAATCAGATGCCTTTATTCCGATGTTATCGAACCACTGATGTTCACACTTTTTTTTTTCAGCAGATAATCCTACTTTATAACTATTATCAATCTGTGGTAATCCCATCATATCGATGATCTGCTCAACTGGATATGCATCATATACCTTCTGAATAATGCTATCAGGTAGTAATGATTTTATCGGTGTTGATTTCTTAAAGTAGATATAGTTAGCAATACCAAAGTAAGAAGAGAACTCATTGATAATCTCCTCTAATATCCCTTGTCTAATACTGATGTATGTTGATTGGAACAACTCATACGCATCTAACATCTCATTCCTTTGCCCTAATGCTCCTTCTGTTGCTACTCCGAATAATACTGGACTAACAATGTTGTGAGATGTGAATATCTCCTGATCAACTCTCTTGCCTATCTCAATGAACTGTTTATCTAAATCATTCGGACTGAATGACTGTATTGTAGGTGCATTATCCTGAGATGCATTGAACGTAATTACAAGTCCACCTGCTTTATCTGTTCCGGTAGCTTTCTGCTTTATCTGTCTTTCAATCTGCTTCTTTGCTTCTTCTGTTGGAGGAACTCCATTGTTGAATGATATAATTTGCCCCATTGAGAATCCCGATTTGATGTTATTCAAATGGAAGTTAGATATCTCAATGTCTGTCTCTATTGCAGAGGTTGCTCCGATATAATTCGGTATACCATATACGTTCTTATCAACTCCATTCTTTGGTGATTTCAGTTTAAACACAAACAACTGACTTCCCTTAACTTTGTTCTCATAATCGAATGGTTCTAACTCTTTGAATCCCGTCTTTTCTTCTGTCTGTTTGGATTGTTTCCAATCGTTTGAATAGAAGTAAACAGATTCATCTGCATTGGTTCTGATCTTACTGATGGGCATATATGCGAAATCTGCGATTCCATTCCCCAATTTATCATAGATTATTTCGATTGCAATCGAATTAAATAATTCAAAATCCTTAATCATGTCATTGATAAAAGGTTTCAGCTTACTAATAAACTTCTGAGTAATTGCTTTCTGATTAACTGTCGATGTCTTATCATCAGTAACTAAACCACCACCATAGATATAGTTAGTCTTGCCATTGATAATAGCATTGTGTTTAGCACATCTGAGATATAACTCTATTAGGTAATCGGGATAGTTATTATCCTCACCGAAGTAAATGTACTCCTTATTTTTTACCTCTTTAAATTCGGGAACTTTATGATTCTCAAACTTAATGTATAATACGTTACTGGTTTCGCTCATGTACTTTATATGTTATATCCTGACCATTATAGGTGCTATAAGATTCGTTTGTTCCGATTACCTTAGCCATTCCTATCTCTAATAAATTACCTGCATTAGCTTCAATCAGATTGGTGCTTGATGCTTGTTCGTATATCTTATAAGTCCAACTGCCCAATGGTAACAATTCAATTGTTCCGCTTGAGTAGTTTATTGTTCCGCTTGTCTCTGTTAGTATGAACTCATCGTATCTCTCCTGATGAGTACTGATGTTTGACTGTAAGAAAGTAACACTTACATCTGTTACATCATTAGTAAACACAAACAAATAGTAAGGACTTGTTATAGTCACTTTCTCCTGCAATGTGCAGATCAAATTAGTATTAGTATTCTTTCTGATTACAAACATCATTTATAAGTATAAGAAAATACGATTTTGTGTAAAAAAAAAGAGCGAACCTTTCGATTCACTCCTCTTTTTCTAAACCCTAAAACTATGAAATAAAAAGGTTAAGCAGGTACTGTTAATGTTGTTAGCAATGCAGGTGTTACAAAGTTAGCAGGATCTTTCTCTTTACCAGTGATTGTCAATGTATAACCCGACATATCTCCGAATGCTTTTCCTGTTGTTCCTTCTGCACCTGTTACGTCTGCTCCGTAAACTTGTCCCATCAATTGGTAAGTTCCATTGTTATCTTTCACGATAACCATTAAACGATTTTGTAATAAGATATGCAATGCGTTTCTTCTTGCAGCAGTCATCTTACCTTTCAATGTGAAAGTAGCTGATTGGTCATAAAACAATGTACCATTCTCAACACTTCTTTGAGGTGTAGACATGAATTGACCATTCTCTTTATCCAATTGAAATGTCCAAAACTTTTTACCACTTGAACAAGTCATTGCAGTAATAACTCCTGATGCGGCTGTGATGTTCGCTTGAGGAACATTGGTGTACTCGGTGAGATAAATCTCAGCTACGCCCCCGATTCCATCGGCGCAGTCAATTTCGACTCCATTTATTATGATACAAGGCATTTTTCTTAAGTATTTAAGGGAGAGGTGTTACCCTCTCCCGATTAATTAGATATTTTTGTAAGTCACGATCTCAGATCCAAAGTTAATCTCACATCCTGCTTTCCACTTGATAGAACCTTTTACGTTCTGATCGTCTGCTGAATACCAAAACTTTGCTTCTTCATACTCGTTAGCTAAGTCAGTACCATAAACCATGTTCTGAGGATAAGTACAAACGATACGATCATTATACTTAGCTTGAGATGTTGCGATATTGTTCAAACCATGAACAGCTTTAACCATCAATCCGCTACCTGGTAGTGTAATCTCACCAGTCTTGTATGCGTCTGTAGTATTAACATTGAAGTTAAAATTATCAGCATCTTTAAGAGCGATGATTAACTTACGGAATGTATCCCATCCACAGAATGCTACTAATGGATATTCAGGACGAGCCAATAAAGCTACCGGAATCTTAGCATAAACATCATCAAAGATAGCGATAACATTAGCTGCTGTAAGAGCTGCTGTTGCTGTTGCGTACACTGGAGATGCTGCATCGATTACTTTCAACCAACCATTCATTTGTTTCAATACTTGGTTACCTGTTGAAGTAGTGTCACCTTGCCATACTAACTGCTCCATTCCTGAAGTAATGTTTTGAACAACTTGATCAACGATTAACTGTTCGAAAGGCAAAGAATCGTAGTTAGAACCTGCGATTAATTTCGTAGATAAAAACTTGCTTTCTAATGTCTCTGGGCAGAAAGTATCTTGCCATTTTAATTTTGTTACTGTCAATACTCTATCAGAGAAAACTGAAGAACCTGATGCATTAAAAGAACATACACCACCTGCTTGAAAAGGAGCGGTATTTGTAAAGTTCATAATTGATTCAGCATTCTTAATACCTGCGATAATATTGATACCAGGATACTGTAATGTTGCAGCTTGTGTAATTGCTGCTGTAAAAATTCTGTCCGCATTCTCACGAACGTAATCTGTTAAATCGGAAACTGTAAATCCAGCCATTTGTTTAAATTTATTTAGTTAATATTTATTTATTTAATTCTTTTTCAATTCGTAATATATCAGCTTTGAAAGATGCTTTTTGCTCCTTCACAGAGAATGGCTTATTAACCTTTTCTGTTGGTGCTACTGATGGTTCATTAGAGATCGCCTTAACAATCCCAAACATCTCTTTGTTGATGTCTTTCAATGCTTTGTTCTCATCAACTAATGACTTGAACATAGAACTGAAATCTACCTTTATTGGTTCGAATCCTTCAAGTTCTAAAGAGAA